ACTATTTATTAACGATATACATAACATTCCCATTAAATGGAAGGTCAATTTCAAGCCATTTAATTGCGGAAGTTGCTTGGCTGCGTGGATTGCACCAATACACTATTTCTCACCTGAATTAATACAGCATATAACTTCTTGTATTTTTATTGCAGGTTTTTTAACACCTATTATTTCAACATACATTTGGAAATTATGGAAATAGAACATAAAAATTGGCTTGAAGCTCATTTAGATATTTGGGAGTCAGCACAAAATGGATTTATTAGAAATCTTGAGTTAGATACTTTAAAAATGTTTGAGCACATTTATAGATTGTATTTAAACCCTACATTTGTTTTAACTGTATGGTGTGGATCTTGTAAAATGGAAATGATCACAAGATTGTATACATGGTTTGAGCAAGAAAAATTTGAATTAAAAGATGATACAATAATTACTTTTGTAGTAGATGAAGTTAAACCAAAAAGAAAATATACAAAACGCAATGGCTAATTTTATACACCCAACTGCTATAATTGGCAACAATGTTATTTTAGGAGACAATAATTATATTGGAGCTTATTGTATTATAGGTGATCCAGCAGAACATAAAAAATATTGGGGCAAAGACAAAGGAAAAGTTATAATTGGAAATAATAATATTGTTACCGGATTGGTTACAATAGATGCAGGTACAGAGCAAGTCACATATATTGGTGATAATTGTTTTATTATGAAACATGCACATATAGGACATGATTGTACAATTAATAATAATGTCACTATTAGTTGTGGAGTAAAAGTTGGAGGTCATTCAACAATTGGTGAAAAATGTAATATAGGATTAAATGCGGTGTTGCATCAATTTAGTAATATTCATGTAGGATGCATGATTGGAGCATCTGCATTTTTTAAAGGAGAATCAGAACCATATACAAAATATGCTGGAGTTCCTGCACGTAAACTTGGACAAAATATTATACCATGAACGCAATAATATATTTAAACTATAATAATGTAAATTTAGAAACACTTGCAATTAATTTAGAAAAAGCAGGTAAAAACACTAAATACATTAAATTCATTATGAATGAAGTAGGAATTGCAAATGCAATTAATAAATGTTTAAGAATATTAAATTTAGATGCAGTTGACTATGTAACTATTATGGGAAATGATATAGTTGAACCAGATAATTGGTTGCAAATCAGAAATGATTTTATGGAAGATAAAACAATAGGAATTTGCTCAATACCTTTGAATGGAAGTGAAGCTGACACAGCAGATTTAATTGGAAATTTTACAATAAGCAAAGAAGTTATATTAAAATTAGGGGCGTTTAATGAAGATTTAGATCCATATGGCGCAATAGATTTAGATTATTGCACAAGATGTAGAGCAGCCGGATTTAAAACTAAATATATTAGATCTGCACATGCTTCTCACTTTGAGCAAAATGGAATAGATGCTTATGGTTATAACAAAAAAGAATATGTTGAAAAAACATGGGAGTTACATAAGCAAAATGTAGATGAATATCAATCAGGTAAGAAAAACTATTATTTACCATTATGAGAATTTTAGCGTTAACAAGTAAACATTCAGGAGTTGGTTATCATAGGATAATGATGCCATTGGTAAATATGCAAAAAGATTACTGTCATATCACTGACACAATGAGTGATGAAACATTTGACAATAATTACGACATAGTAGTAATAAATAGAATGCTTGCAAATACTACTCCTGAGCAAATGAGTGAGTTGCGCAAAATTTATGGTTTTAAATTAGTAGTTGATAATGATGACTATTGGTATTTAGATCCTTCTCATATATTATACCAAGGATATAAATATAACAATGTAAGTGAAAAAATAATAAGTTGGCTTAAGGTTGCTGATTTGTGTACAGTTACTCACTATCGACTTGCTGATGAAGTTAGAAAATATAATTCAAATGTTGAAATTTTACCTAATGCAATCCCATATGGTGAAGAGCAGTTTCAAGATAACAAAATAGAAAGTGATCTTGTTAGATTGTTTTGGTCAGGATCTGGCACACACAAACATGACATGGACATTTTAAGAAATCCTATGAAGAGGATTAACTTTCCAATTAAAACTGTTATTGCTGGATATAATGACGGAGAAAAATTTGTTTGGGATAAAATGATTGCAGCTTTTACAAATGGTTTAAAATTAAATCCAACAATTTATAACTATAATGATGTCACTAAGTACATGGCAGCATATGCAGACTCTGATATTTCTTTAATTCCATTAGTAGATTCTAAGTTTAATGCCATGAAGTCTAATTTAAAGATCTTAGAAACTGCATCAAAGAAAAATCCAGTAATAGTAAGTCATGTTGATCCTTATCTTGATATGCCAGTAGATTACGTAAAAAAACAGTCAGATTGGTATAAACACATAAAAGATCTAACTAATGACAGTCAAATGAGATTAGAAAAAGGTCAAAAACTGTATGATTTTTGCTACAAGAATTATAATTTGCATGAAGTAAATAAGAAGAGATTTTCTATTTATAATAAATTAATAGGAAATGCCAGTAATTAAATGCTCAAATGGAAAATATAGGATTGGAAATGGATCATGTATCTATGACAGTCAAGAAAAAGCAACACAAGTGTGGCAGGCAATACTTTCTGTAGGAGCTTATGCTGTTCAAAAAGTAAGTTATGACTATGATGAAACATTAACTACAGCAAGAGGTATGGCAAAAGCTAAAAGAGACATTGCTGTTGGAAAGACTGTTTACATAATTTCTGCAAGAGGACATAAAGAACCTATGACATCAAGAGCGCAAGAACTTGGAATACCGATGAGCAGGGTATTTGCAACTGGATCTAACAAAGCAAAGATTGAAAAAATTAAAAGTCTTGGTATAAAAGAGCACAATGATAATAATCCAGATGTTTTAAATATTTTAAAAGAGATTGGAGTAAAAACTATAAAGTTTGAAAAAACATGTTAAGGTTTATTTAGATCATTTTGGTTATGGTATGGAAGATTTTATACCATGTGAGGTTTGTGGTAAAAGAGCGGTAGACATTCATCATATTGACTCAAGAGGTATGGGTGGAACTAAGAATGAAGAGAAAATAGAAAACCTACAAGCTTTATGCAGATATTGCCATACAGTCATGGGTGATACTAAAACACATTATGAATTTTTAAAAGAAAAACACAATAAAGTTTTAAATGGCAAAGATTAATTCAGACAATAGAAAAACAACTTTTGGTAAAAGAAAAAGAGGATCAGCAAAAAAATCTTTTAATAAACATTCTCCTAAAGTAAAAGCTTATAGGGGTCAAGGTAGATAATATGGCAAACGAACAAAACTTAAAACCTTTTAAAAAAGGGTTTGATGAAAAAAGAAATATAAATGGAAGACCTCGCAAATACGTATCTAATCTAAAAGATCAAGGATATAAAATGGCAGAGGTTAATGATGCAATACAAGTACTAATGTCAATGACACAAAAAGAATTAACTGAGGTATCTACTAATCCTGAAGCAACTGTTCTTGAAATGACTGTATCTAAAGCAATGCTTAAGTCAATGAAAAACGGCAGTTTATATTCATTAGACACATTACTTACAAGATCATTTGGAAAGCCAAAAGAAACAGTTGACACAAATATTAATGGAGAATTAAAAGCAAAGATTGAAGTAGTAGTAACTTCAAGTGCCGTGCCATTAGCAAATAGAGAAACTGATGTAGATGTTACAAGATAAAATATTTGACACAACAGATGTATTTCAAGCAAATAGAGATGCTAATTCTGACATTGTAGTAAATCAAGGTGGTACATCATCAGGTAAAACTTATGCTATTATGCAGAATTTATTTCTACATGCCATAGAAGAGCCAAATCAGGTTATAACAACTGTTGGTCAGGATATACCAAACTTAAAAGTTGGAGCTCTTAGAGATGCTGAAAATATTGTAGATGCAAGTGATTTGTTGCAACAATACATAAGTAGTTATAACAAGACCGATCGTATCTTTCATTTTTTTAATGGATCTGTAATTGAGTTTAAAAGTTATGATGATTGGCAAGATGCCAAGTCTGGTAAGCGTGATTACTTATTTATGAATGAGGCTAATGGTATACCAAAACCAATATGGGATGAGTTGTATTTTAGAACTAAAAAGAAAAGTTATTTAGATTATAACCCAAACACAGAATTCTGGGTGCACTCTGATCTAATAGGCAAAGACAATGTGCAATTGATTATTTCAGATCATAGACATAATACTTTTTTAGATCAAAAGATCCATGATAAGATCGAGGCAATAGAAGATCCTGAACTTTGGAAAGTATATGCAAGAGGATTAACTGGAAAATTAGAAGGAGTTATCTTTAGAGATTACAATGTGATATCAAATGTAAGTATTGATGCCAAGTTAATTGGATATGGATTAGACTTTGGATTTACAAATGATCCTACTGCTTTAGTTGCCATGTACAATCAAAATGGTGAGATTGTTTTAGACGAATTAATATATGAAAGAAGACTACTTAATATTGATATTAGTAATAGATTAAAAGAGTTGAATATAGGTGGCACAATTATTGCTGACTCTGCTGAGCCAAAATCAATTGCCGAGTTACAATCTTATGGATGGATGGTAGAACCTGCCAAAAAAGGTCAAGATAGTATTAGACAGTCAATTAATACATTAAAAAGGTATAAGATCAATGTGACACAAAGCAGTCATAATCTTAGAAAGGAGTTAAATAACTTTAAATGGAAGCAAAACAAAGATGGAAAGTTAGAGAATGTACCTGTAGATTTCTTAAACCATGCTATTGACGCTACAAGGTATGTATGTCTCAATCTATTAGACAACGTGTCACAGGGTAAGTACAGTTTTATATAAATTTTGTATTAGAGTTAGTCTAATTATTACATAACTAATTGATTTTCAATAGATTATTATTTATTTTAATATTTCTTGAAAAAAAGCTTGTATAAATGAGCAAGATATGCAAGAAATTAGTAAATTAGCTGTATAAACAAACCTACTACAAATGAACAAATTAAAAACAACTGAAGACAAAAAGATCGAGCATTATCAAAAGATGAATGAGATCTATAAAAAAGACAGTCTTGATTTTAAATGGTTTTTCATAATCATTATTTCAGCATTATTATTAACAGCAGTAATTGAAAATCTATGAGTAACATCTTAAAAGATGCTCATAAGATTGTCTATGAGCGAACGGAAGAGAAGGCAAGACAATATGGTCCATTTGTAGAAGGCATGCAACGTGCTGCACATATCTTAAATGGAATGACAGGATTAAATGTAGATGCAACTGTAATGTACAAAGCAATGATTGCTTTAAAGTTATCTCGTGAGTCTTATAATCACAAAGAAGATAATTTATTAGATGCAGTAGCATACATGTCCTCAATGAACGATTTTTTAAACCAAAAACAATAAAAAAATGGAACAGATCACAGTTGGAACTTATGTACAGTTTGAATCTTTTGCTAAACCTAAAACAACAATTTATGGTGAAGTTTTAAAGATTTTTACAAGTAAAAAAGACAATAAACAATATTGTCAAGTAAAAGCAAATGGAAAATTAATTTCTAAACAATTGAGCAAAGTCCAGGTATCTCCTGGAATTTCAGAAGCTCAATAAAAAACCTACCTATGAAAAAATATAACACTACTGATTTAGATCCTGTATCTACATTTGAAAGACATGTATTTCACAGAGATCAATTTGCTCATTACCTTAGATGGTCTCATATTGTTAAAGAAGCTAAGATCGGCGAAACAGTTGTTGATTTTGGGTGTGGCAAAGGCAATATGTTAGAGGTATTTTACAGAAACAAATTTAAGTGCAAAAGATATGTTGGAATAGACATACGCAAGCACACAATTGAATTAGCAAAAGAAAAATTTGCTCCTGTTGAATGGGCAGAGTTTTATGCTGATGATTTAATTGTACCTACATTAGACTACAAACAATATCAAGCAGACAAAGTTTGTTCATTTGAAGTAGCAGAGCACGTAGGCAAACAAAACATTGAAGCGTTTCTTACTAACATGAGAGACTGTGGAAATGAAAATGCAACATATTACATTAGTACACCTAATCATGATGAGCAAGTAGGAGCAGCAGGTAATCATACCTATGATTCTGGTGATGGAAGAGGAGTTGCAATTCATGAGTTTAATCACTTTGAGTTACAAGCACACATTGAAAAGTTTTTTACTATTGAAAAGAAATTTGGAACGTTTGCTTCTATTACTCAC